GCAGAACGTAGCACAAAAAATAGACGCCCATTGGGTGTTGGTATTATTAACTTTGCATACTGGTTAGCTAAGAATGATTTAAACTATCAAGACATTAACGAAGACGGATTAGCATTAGTAGACGAATGGGCAGAAGCATGGAGTTATTACTTAATTAAAGCAAGTGCAGATTTAGCCGAAGAAAAAGGTGCAATTCCTAAAAACAATGAAACTAAGTATAGTCAAGGTATTACACCTAATCAAACTTATAAGAAAGATGTAGATGAGCTAGTGCCTCACACAGAAAGACAAGACTGGAAAGAATTACGTAAACAACTTAAAGCAACAGGTATTCGTAATTCAACTCTAATGGCACTTATGCCTGCAGAAACATCAGCACAAATTAGCAACAGCACAAACGGTATTGAACCACCACGTAGTCTTGTTAGTATTAAACAATCAAAGCATGGCGTGTTAAAGCAAGTGGTTCCTGGTTTTGCTAGGTTAAAGAACAAATATGACCTACTATGGGATCAAAAGTCTCCAGAAGGTTATTTAAAAATTATGGCAGTATTACAAAAGTATATCGATCAAGGTATCAGTGTTAACACAAGCTACAACCCACAGTTTTACGAAGATGACAAAATACCAATGAGTGTTATGTTACAACATCTAATGATGTTTTACAAATACGGTGGAAAACAATTGTATTATTTTAATACATTTGATGGACAAGGCGAGCTCAATATAGATGAACTTAATGAGACAAATGCTTTGCCCGAATACGAAGGAACATCAGACCTCGATGACGAGGACTGTGATAGTTGCACAATATAAAAGGTAATATAAATGTCAGTATTTAATTCAGCGAACAAAACAGATCACACTAAAGCATTAGCTTTTATGGACCCAGCAGGTGCAGTTGCAATCCAGCGATATGACACTATGAAGTATAAGCAGTTTGATAAACTAACTGATAAACAGTTGGGTTTCTTTTGGCGTCCAGAAGAAGTAGATGTTCTACGAGATGCAAATGACTTTAAACTTCTTACAGAACACGAGCGTCATATCTTTACAAGTAATCTTAAAAGACAAATATTGTTAGATAGTGTTCAAGGTAGAGCACCAGTTGAGGCATTTGGTCCATTGGTATGTTTACCAGAACTAGAAGCATGGATCCAAACTTGGACATTTAGTGAAACAATTCACTCACGTAGTTATACACATATTATTCGTAATGTTTATTCTAACCCAAGTGTTGTATTTGATGGAATGATAGACATTGATGAGATTATGGATTGTGCAGGAGATATCTCAAAATGCTACGATGAACTTATTGAACTTACTTCTTATTATAACTTATTAGGTGAAGGCAAGCATACAGTTAACGGTAAAAAAATTACAATTGACAAGTATGAAATTAAAAAGTTACTATACAAAACACTAATGAGTGTTAACATTTTAGAAGGTGTTCGTTTCTATGTATCATTTGCATGTTCATGGGCATTCGCAGAACTTAAAAAGATGGAAGGTAATGCTAAGATTATTAAACTAATTGCACGTGATGAAAACTTGCACTTAGCATCTACACAATCACTTCTTAAGATTTTACCAAAAGATGACCCAGACTATATTAAGATTGCTAAAGAAACAGAAGAAGAGTGTATTCAAATGTTTGTTGATGCAGTTGACCAAGAAAAAGCATGGGCTGAATATTTGTTCAAAGATGGATCAATGATTGGATTAAATACACAGCTATTAAGTGATTATATTGAATGGATTGCATCAAAGCGTATGACAGGTGTAAGCCTAAAATCTCCATACAGTGTATCACAAGCAAACCCACTACCATGGACACAAAAATGGATTTCAGGCGCAGAAGTGCAAGTTGCTCCGCAAGAAACTGAAATAAGTTCTTATGTTGTTGGTGGTGTTAAACAAGACGTATCCGAGGATACATTTAAAGGATTTAGTTTATGACAAATGTAGTAATATACAGTAAGCCACATTGTCCTTATTGCGATAAGGCCAAGGCATTACTTGAAAGAATGAATATCGAGTTTGAAGCAAAGATGCTTGATAAAGATTTTACAAGAGAAGATTTAATGGAAGTTGCTCCAAGGGCTCGAACCTTCCCACAAGTGTTTATTAATGGAACAAACATTGGCGGGTATGATCAATTGACAACATACATTGAAACAACTAATTTTAACGGAACAGGATTTACATTATGATTATTGAAGCACCTTATAAAGTAGGGGACGTAGTAAGTATCAAACTAAGCAGTGGCGAAGAAATGATTGCGAAACTTGAAGAAGAAACAGCAACACACATTTCACTGAACAAGCCACTTATTTTAGTAGCAGCAGAAAAAGGCGTAGGCCTATCACCATTTATGTTCACAGTTAGCCCAGATGCTAAAGTGCGTTTGAATATAAATAGTATTATATGTGTAGTTAAGTCGGCGAAGGACGCAGGTGATACATATATCCAACAAACAACAGGTATACATTTAGCAAAAGCATAATATGGCAGGAGTTCACCGAAATACAGATAATCGCCCATGTGGTGCCACAACTTCAGTTCGTGGACAAGGCACAGTCTATGTCAATAATAAATTGTGTAGTGTGAACAACGATCCTAATACACACGGCGGTGGTGAACTAAAAGCAGCTAATCCAAATGTTTTTGTTAATAACAAACTTGTGGTAATTTTAGGTAATAGTGCCGCACCAGATAGCTACTGTCCATTACCTGGTGGTAGTCATTGTAACCCTAAAGCCAGTAGTGCCAGCAGTGATACATTCGTAGGCGGATAGTATGTCAGATTTTGAAACAGCAGCCAATTATTTAAAAAACACTAATGTTGATTTGGTTACAGGCACTACTGTAGACTTAGGCACAGGTGAAGTAGAAACAACTACAACCAGTATGAGTCTAAGAGAAATTATCTGTAGTTTACTTGCAGGTAATGGAATTAAACTTCCTAATTTACAATTGTGTCTAAAAATTAACTTAGGTAGATTACTAGGTGTATCAGGAATCCCACCAGAGCTATATAAAGCACTTGCAGAAGCAGAAGCAGCCTTAGACGAATTTATTGCACATACAAATATTGATAACGTGTTAGGCAGACTAAACGCCGCAATTGCAGAATTTGCCGCAATTGCTAACATGATTAACTTCTGTGGCACGCCAGTTAATCCAAAACCTATTCCAAACGTTTTGAAAGAAATATTTGGTTCTTATTTAGGTGCAGGTAAAAGTATACTTGACAAATTAGGAACTATGTTAGACAGTGACATAGGAGGATGCACAGGCGGTAGCGGATTTAATGCAGGCATATTCCAAGGCGGAATTCTTAAATCGCTAGGTGATTTAATTGATGAATTTGGTAGTATTGCAAATGCTCCACAATCAGTAATAGATGGACTAGTCAGTGAACTAAATGCATTTTCGTCAGATATGAAAAACTTAGTTACACTTGAAAATAACTTTAGTGGAACAAATTCAAATGGCGGTAGTGCGTTTGCAGATGCATCAACACAAGAAACACATACAGGTGTTGGAACAGCAATAGACACTAGCACACTTACTTTAGCAAAAGCACAAGGATTAGCAGGTTCACTAAAATCTGCATACGATAGCCTAAGCGGTTATGTAGTTGATGATCAAGATAATAACATATTTGATTACTTATTAGATGCTCAAATGTTAGCTAAATTAAAACAAAATGACTTACCTACAGTTAATGTAGTAGAAAGAACACCAGTTTATGATTACTGTGGCGTAGTTACTGGATATACAACAGCACCAGATTATAGTGCGCCGAAAAGCGAAGGATCACCTGTTACTGTTCCAACTGCACCTGGTATAACAGGATTAGCAGAAAGTGGAACAATAAGCAATAATTCACCTGCTACAACAACAAACTTAACGAATCCTAATCCAATGATAAGAAGTAGTGTTCCAGCTACTAATATTGGTAGTTCGGGTGATAAAAAAGGTGATATAGCTTCAGATTCAACACACATATACATAGCAAATGCAGATTACGATGGATCTACTGCAATTTGGGTAAGATCCGCCGTAGATCAGACCTGGTCGTAAAAAAATCTAAAAAAACAAGACATTTCGGTTGACAAAAGGTTATCTTACTGTTATATTATATATAATTGTATTAAATAAAGAAACGATACGAATATGAGAGCACAAATATATAATGATGGAATTAAGCGAATCAATGCTAAAATTGAAGTTCCGCTTAGTAATGATGATGTAGGTGATTATATCTTAAGCGCCTTAGTTGGTGAATCTATAGATTTAAGAAGTCTACAACAAATGAACAAACGACAACTCTTGCATCTTGCTAAAGAAGAAATTAAAACGTTTGGAACAGAAAATCCAAGAGAACGAGTTAATGGAATCGACAACGATACAAAAGTTATTGTTAAAAACTATGTGAAACAAATGTTTCCAGAACTACAATGATTAGGAGATCAACTATGAATAAACTTAAATATGGTATTATACTAACAACAATCTTATTTGCACAATCAGTATTTGCTGAATCAAGAACAATTGACGTAGTAAATGTAACTGGTTACGTAACTAAAACAAATGAATATAATATTCAGTCTAAAGTAGTTAACACACCAATTAGAACATGTAACATTGTAAATGTTCCAATTTATGGAAGTAATGGTAAAGCACAAACCGGTGAAGTATTAGGTGGTGCAATTATTGGTGGCATACTAGGTAACCAAGTAGGTGGTGGTAAAGGTAAAGATGCCGCAACTATACTAGGTGCTATACTAGGAGCAGACTTTGCCAATAAAAAAGGTGGACAACAAAAAATTGTTGGATACAAACAAGTAGAACAATGTGAGGTAACATATGAAAAAACATATGAAACTCAAACTGCATGTGACGTATGGGTAGACATACCAGCAATAGAAGGTGTTACACATATGTATACTACTGATAAATGTCCTGCTAGAAATAGTAAAGTTGGACTTGTTGCAGAAGTTCGTGTTCAACTTAGATAAATAAAAAGTAGAAAGAATATGCCGGTATAGCTCAGTTGGTAGAGCAACTGATTTGTAATCAGTAGGTCACGTGTTCGAATCATGTTACCGGCACCAGATATAAAGAAAAGGCGATTGGACTGCCGGGCTGCAAAATGCCTTAAAACGGAAATACAAAAGAGAAACAATTTAATAACTATAAATATAAAGAGACATGGGGCTGTAGCTCAGTTGGGAGAGCGACTGGTTTGCAACCAGTAGGTCGTAGGTTCGATCCCTATCAGCTCCACCATTATCAACCCAGCCTTAGTGCTGGGTTTTTACTTTAATAAAGTCTTGACTTACTGTAAAAAATGTTATATAATGTAAGCAATTAATAACAACAGAAAAGTAAAATGAAAAGAACTTTTATAAAAAGTAAGATACACAGAGCAAAAGTAACAGGCGCAGATTTAAATTACGTAGGCTCTATAAGCATATGTCCAAAGTTAATGGAAGCGGCAGACATGTTAGAATACGAGTTTGTGCATGTAAACAATTTATCAAATGGAGACCATTGGGAAACATATGTTATTCCAGGCGGTCCAGGAGAGATTACATTAAACGGTCCACCAGCTAGACATTTTGAGAAAGATGATTTAGTAGTAATAATGAGTATAGCAGAAATGGAAGCAGGACAAACTGAAACACACAGAACTGTTTTAGTAGAC